TGGCTCCCCGAGCGACACATACTTCTTGGAAATCATGAAGACCGTATTAACCGCGCGGTGGAATCGGACGCGCAACTGGAAGGGGTCATTAGTACGGAAGACCTCAACTACGGACGCTCAGGATGGAAAGTCCACCCCTTCCTAAAGCCAGTCAACCTTGACGGCATCTGGTACGCCCACTACTGGCAGAACACCATGACCGGCAAACCTTTGGGCGGCTCGGCGCTGATGCGTTTGAAGACCCTGGGCCACTCCTACACGATGGGCCACCAGCAGGTCCTTGACTACGGCATTCGCTTCGTCAATGGCAAGAGCCAGCACGCCCTCGTGGCTGGTGCCTGCTACCTCCACGATGAGGACTATAAGGGTTATCAGGGCAACGCCCATTGGCGCGGGATTATCGTTTGCCATGACGTTGTAGACGGCTCCTACGACCCCATGTTCATCTCTCTTGACTACCTCTGCCGCCGTTACGAAGGCGTGTCTTTGTCGGTGTTTCTCAAGAAGAAATACGGCATCATCCGCTAGTCAAAAACAAATACTTGACTTCTGTGACAGCCATGCTGTACGGTTCGTGGCGTGTTAAAAACCAGCTGGCGGGCAAACGCACGTTGCGCCGGGGTGGATACTTCTGTGTTCATGCCCGACGAAAATGAAACGTTGACTATTAAGCGTAAGGCAAAGGCAGTCTGGTACTGCCAGCAATGCCCGGTTGTAGAGGACTGCCTGCGGTACGCTTACGAGAACAACATCCAACATGGCATCTACGGTGGCATGACCACCAAGGAGCGTCGCAAGAACCGATACAAATGGAAGAGGGAAAATGGAATTTATAATAACGCTTAGTGCTGAGCAATATGCCTCGCTCATTACCGGCTTGACGGCCGCGCAGGTGTGGGCTGGCAAGGACAACGACTCAGCTAAGAAGTGGGACGCACTCACCGACTACATCGTTGAAAACTCAGAGATTAAGACCAATCTCTTTTAGATGTAACACCAATGCAGTACCCTATGATTAACTCTTGAAAGGGGTTGAGATGATTTTACGGACACACACACCGTTAATTACAAGTGCGCTTGTCGAAGAGTTGCACACTAAGTCAGCAGTACCGAAGCCGACGGCGATGGGTACGCCTCTGCGCTACTCGTCTGCCTTCGGGTGCGGGCGCCAGCAGGGCTACGCCGCGTTTGATGCGGAGCCTACGGAGCCGATGGACGAAGCCGGAGCCTGGGCTACCGGACTCGGCACCATCATCCACGAAGCGTTGCAGGACTGCATCAGCCGTAAGTACCCGTCTGCACAGTTTGAGGTTGCCTCGCAGTTGGGCGACATCTCTGGATCGTGCGACGCGCTCATCAGCCTTGAGGAAATTCGCGCGTCTCACGATGACTGGGACGTTGACTGGGGGCAGGGAACGCACCTGCTGTACGAACTCAAGACCATGGGAACGTACTCCTTTGACAAGCAGCTGGGCTGGAACCGTATGCGTGGCACCGTGACCGACGGCGAAGGTCCGGCGCACAAGGCAATCGCACAAGCCGGTATGAACGCTCTCGGCATCATGGCGGCTAACCCCGACATTGACATCGAGTGGCTGGTTATGGGGTCCATCACTTTTGAGGCGCTGTCCAAGAACAAGGCAGCGTCAATGGGGGTCGAGGGCGTCAACCGTTTCTTGGCTGAGTACTACATCCCCTCGTCTGAGTGGAAGCCGCTGGCCTCGGAGGAACTGAGCCGTATGCGTGGCCTCGCCTACAACATCGAGCAGGGCTACCTGCCTGACCGCCACGGCGTTACTGACGGTGGACAGTTCCTCGAACTGAACCCCAACTCCAGCAAGTATTGGCAATGCGACTACTGCGCCTTCCGTACCGCCTGCCAGCAGGACGGTCCCGGTCAGGTTCGCATCCTCGATTCCGTTATCACCAAGAGAAAGGAAGTCCAGTAATGGCAAGCAGTAACGAAATCAACGAGTTGGCTGCGGCCCTCGTTGCCGCACAAGCCGAGTTCTCGGCAGTCCCGAAGGGGAGCAACAACCCCTTCTTTAAGAGCAAGTATGCCGCTCTCCCGGACGTGGTGGCATCAGCCTCCCCCGTCTTGGCGAAGCACGGGCTTGCTGTCACGCAGTCCATCTCGTTTCAGTTGGTCCCCGGTGGCACTTGCGTTGACACCTTGACCACCACCTTGCTCCACAAGTCGGGGCAGTTCATCGAGAACGAGATGGTCCTGCACTTGCCTAAGCAGGACCCGCAGGGTCAGGGGTCGGCAGTCACCTACGCCCGTCGCTACGCCTACATGGCTATCCTCGGCCTCGTGGCCGACGATGACGACGACGGCAACGCCGCCAGCCGTCCGAAGGTGCAGGTTGCCCCGAAGAAGGAGCCAGCCCCCCACGTTCAGCCCCACGCTGAAGAGGCTCGTAACCTGACCACGCAGTTGCGCGACAAGTTGACCGCCATCTACGGCGAGCCGATTAAGGGCAAGCCGCACGTCGAGAAGATTCTCGGTCGTGAGATTGGCAAGTTGTCCGAACTGGGCGACGCCGAGATCGCTGGCGTCCTGTTGGAGCTGGGATGAGCCACCGTCACACCTGGTTTATCAACCTTTCCTTTGCCCTCCCAGCCCAAGTATTCTGCAAGGGCTGTGGAGCGCAGTTCAGGCCACCGAATCAGCAGTTGCCGTACACAGGACAGGTGCCGGACAAGTATGCACACGTTCCAGTGTCCTAAGTGCAACCATGTTGTAGTTGCTAGGGCGACGGAAGTAGCACACCGTTGCCCTAGCAACAAGAACCTAATGACCCAATTCAAGAAAGAGGGAACGGATGGCGAATCTTAAGGTTCACTATTCATCGCAGTCCGTTGACTGGGCTACGCCGGAATGGCTGTACGAAGAACTTGACCGTGAGTTCTCGTTCAACTTTGATCCTTGCCCGCTGTATGGCCTTGAGTCCGGGGTAAATGGGCTAGAAGTAGATTGGGGTAGCTCAACCTATTGCAACCCACCATACGGGCGAGGCATCGGCTCATGGACAGAGAAAGCAATTAAAGAGGCGGGGGGGGCAAGACAGTTGTACTCCTTATCCCCAGCCGCACAGATACAACGTGGTGGCATCGAGACATTATGACCGCCACGGAGATACGATTTATAAAAGGGCGACTGAAGTTCGGCGGCGCGAAACAAGGCGCACCGTTCCCAAGCGCATTAGCAATCTGGAAAGAGGAAGAGTGATTACCGCTGTTTTTATGTTCATCGTTACCGTTATCGGCGTCATCTTTGGGTGGCACCGATGACCTTCGACGAATGGCTGGACTACGGAATTAAAAACGACTACTGCTCGCCGCAGTTCTGCAACACGCATGACGGCTTGCCGATGGTTGACATCGAAATGGAAGTTTGGGACGAGGGGCATGACCCGTGCCTACACATGGTACGTTTAGGGTCCCCACAAGACTGGCAGTTAGATGCCGAAGGATACAAGGAGACACAATGAGCTTTAGCCTCATCCTCAAAGAAATACAGGCCGATGACTCAGAGTGTTGGCTCTGGAATCGTTCTGTGCGTTCCGATGGGTACGGCACCTACTACGCCAATGGCAAACAAAACTATGCTCACCGCTTCGCATACGAAACCTTGGTTGGCCCAATACCAAGCGGCTTACACTTGGACCACCTGTGCCGAGTGCGCAACTGCGTCAACCCGAAACACCTAGAGCCGGTGACACAAGAAGAAAACACCAGAAGGGCCGCTGAAGCAAACAAAAGAACTGAATGTCCACATGGGCATAGGTACGATGAAGTAAACACTTACGTGTACAAGGGCTACAAAAAATGTAAAGCCTGCAAATTAGAAGCAACAAAAAAATGGAGAGAAAATGTCAAATTTTAATTTAATTCTTAAAGAGGTTCAAGCACTTCACGACAAGAAGTCCAAAGACTACGGGCGTCCCGGCGACCCGTACTACAACATTCGTGGCTCCGAGGACTTCGGTATCCCCTCGTGGGTAGGCGCAGTCATGCGTGCCAACGACAAGATGAAGCGACTTCAGCTCGCCGCCTCTGGTGGCACACTGGCGAACGAGGGTGTCGAGGACAGCCTGCTGGACATGATCACTTACCTCACCATTGCTCTTGACGAGTTTCGTTCCTACGAGTACAACTACGTCAGTATGTGTTCCGGTTGCGGTGAACAGTTCGGGGCTGACACACGGGAGCGTCTGCTGGACATCCAAGACCTGCACGACTGCAAGAAGGACTCGTACTAATGAAGTTGCGAACCAACACCGTCTACGCACTGGCTCTCGGTTGCTGGGCGTTTTTGTTCGGGGTCTGCACCTACGGTCTCTGGGCGCACTCGTGACAAACCAATACGAAAACAACACAAGTGACCGCTCGACCACAGAAGGCGCTAGTGAGCGTTCAGCCACAATGACCCCCGACGAACTCAAAGCCCTACGAGAGAAGCACTGTAAAGGTGAAGGGTTTGAGCCAACCTGCCGACGATGTGATCTGACAAAAGCCGAATACGAAGAAACCGTTACCGACAAAACATTGTACGGAGGACCACTCGGTTGTGCATACTCAGAAGATGGCTCTCACGATTTTTCCGAGTGGAAATGGGAATGTGAGTATTGCTATGAACATGGTGATGAAATTATCGAATTCCCCTGCGACGTAATTCAGGTGCTGGATGCACTGGAAGAAGCAAACTTTCAGGCGGCGATAAATTACGAACGTGGATACGATGATGGTTTCAAGGTACTGGATGCAACCGAAAACCTAAAGTTTAGCGACCTCAAAGTTAAAGTTGAGTGCGACCACTGGGTCACGGTGAAGAGGTCGGGTCAGTACGGCTACGCCTCCAGCGTCTCACCCGAGTATTGGACACACACCTACTGCCCCAAGTGTGGAGAGAAACTATGACCTCCGACGAACGCCAAGCCCTACGAGAGAAGCACGGCAAGCGTCTTAGTGACGGGGGGCGGTGCTTGGCTTGTGGTGGAGCAATGGCACACCCCTGCGACGTAATCAAGGTACTGGACGCTTACGAAGCGTTGATTGAATACCACGACCACGACGGGAACACTGACCGAGAAGACCCCTGGTGCCACACGTGCTACACGCCATACCCCTGTGAAAAGGGAAAGGCTTTAGGACACCCT